TAATGGGTAATCGTATTGCTTCTGGCAAGAATGCGATTTCGGAGTGTGATCGCTGTGGTCAGCGGTTCAAGTTAAAGGTTCTGAAGACTGAGATCATCAAGACTAAGAACTACAACTTGTTGGTGTGCCCAGAGTGCTGGGACCCAGATCATCCGCAGTTGCAGTTGGGTATGTATCCGGTGGATGATCCACAGGCTTTGAGGAATCCTCGCCCCGATAGAAGTTATGTAACTTCTGGTTTGTTGGCGGATGGGTATAACGGTGGTGGTAGCCGAATCTTTCAATGGGGCTGGAATCCTGTTGGTGGCGCAAGCAGTTTTGATGCTGGGTTGACACCGAATAATTTGAATTTAGTTGTACAACTTGGTACAGTTACGATAGCAACAACTTAGGAGTTGAAAATGGCAAAAATGGAATCTAGCAAAGCTGACATGGCTCAAGACAAAGCCCTCATCAAAAAGGCTTTCAAGCAGCACGACATGCAAGAGCACAAAGGCGGCAAGGGCACTAAACTCAAGCTCAAAAAAGGTGGCGTAACTACTGACATGATGATGTCTATGGGTCGCAACATGGCTCGCGCTAAAAACCAAGGTGGTAAATAATGGCTAAATTCAGCATGAAAAAAGGCGGTAAAGAAGTTGGCCCAGCCAGCGTCTATGCCCAGCCACACGATATGTCTGGTAAAAAAATGACTCAAGCTCCTGTGGAGTTTGGCACTAATCCGGGCTTTCCCCCTAATAAAAGCAAATTAGAGAACGTTGACGTTAGCCTCGGTCAGTTTAGCAAGTCTGCTGGTGATGAGGCCATCAAGACCGACGGCATTAAAATCCGTGGCACAGGCTGCGCTACCAAGGGCGTGATGTCTAGAGGACCGATGGCGTGACATATACCGAGTTAATAACAGCGATTCAGACGTATACAGAGAATACGTTCCCGTCTACCACTTTAGCGGACGGCACAGTTGTGTCTTCAACGACGCAGCTAAATCGCTTTATTACTCAAGCTGAACAGCGTATCTATAACTCTGTTCAGTTTCCGTCATTGCGTAAGAATGTGACGGGTAGCGTAACTACTAGCAATAAGTATTTGTCTTGCCCAGATGATTTTTTATCGACGTATTCTTTAGCGGTTATAAGCCCCGTTACAGGCGAATATACATATTTACTAAATAAAGATGTTAATTTTATTCGTGAAGCGTACTCAATTCCTACCGATACAGGCACTCCTAAATACTACGCACTATTTGGTCCAACTGTTAACGTCAGCACGATTACCAATGAACTCTCCTTCATTGTTGGTCCAACTCCAGATGCTGCTTATTCTGTAGAACTCCACTATTACTATTACCCTGCATCAATCACCACCGCCACATCAACTTGGCTAGGCGACAATTTTGATACTGTTCTGTTATACGGATCACTTGTTGAGGCTTACACCTACATGAAAGGTGAGGCCGACATCATTGGTTTGTATGATACTAAGTACAAAGAAGCACTTGCACTTGCTAAACGCCTTGGAGATGGTCTGGAGCGCAGTGATGCGTACCGTAGTGGTCAGGCTCGCGTGGCTCCGCTACCACAGAATAACGGAGTCCAATAATGGCTTTTACGGGAAACTGGACGTGCAATACATTTAAAACGGGTTTGATGAATGGCACGTTTAACTTCACGTCTGGTACTTTTTACATAGCTTTATATACCAATCTAGCTACGTTAGATGCCACGACTACCGCTTACACCACGACTGGTGAGGTGTCTGCTACGGGCTACACCGCTGGCGGTCAGGCTTTGACAATTGCGCAAGTTCCCACAATCGGCAATCAGACTGGCGCGGCAACATCCTACATTTCCTTTACAAACACCTTATGGACTGGTTCATTTACCGCAAGGGGAGCATTGATTTACAAAGCGGGAGATAACGGCGCTGTTTGTGTATTAGATTTTGGTTCAGACAAATCAAGTTCTAGTACATTCACCGTACAATTCCCAGCAGTAACTAATACATCCGCGATTATTCGCATTTCTTAAGGAACAACCATGCAAAAAGAAACTTCGGGCTTCGGCGATCACGCAGTAGCAACAATGCAAGCTAACGTAGCCATCCCAGAAGGCATGGGCGTTGCAGGTCACTATTATGTAGAGTGCCGCGATAAAGATGGCAAACTTAAATGGACAGACGAATTCCCTAATTTGGTTGTAGCTGTTGGCAAACAGTTAATGTTGGATACTTTGTTGCGAACATCTGGCACTTACACAACTACTGGCCCATTCTTAGGTCTAATTAATAACAGCACTACATTTGCAGCCGCAGATACGATGGCTTCTAAAACATGGACTGAGTTGACCACATATACTGTTGGTGGTTCAGCAGTGCGCGGTACAGCTGTGTTTGGCGCATCTACCTCATCTGGTTCAACTCCATCAAACGTAACAACCTCTACGGCTACAGCAATTACCTACACAATGACGGGTTCTGCTACTGTGTATGGATGTTTCTTGGTAACAGGTTCTGGCGCAGTAAGCACAATCTCTAGCACTGCGGGTACTTTGTACTCAGAAGGCAATTTCGCAACTGCTAAGACAGTTACTGCTGGAGACACTGTAGCGGTTACATATAGCACTACAGCGACCTCATAAGGAGTCATAAATGGCTCTCGTTCTTAATGATCGGGTACAGCAAACAGCAACAGCTAACACAACAGTTAGTTTTACGCTTACTGGCTCAGTAACAGGGTTCCAATCTTTTGCCGTCGTTGGTAATGGAAATACAACATACTATTCAGCAACCGATGCATCAGGCAACTGGGAAGTTGGTGTTGGTACGTACTCAACTACTGGACCAACGTTAACCAGAACTTCTATTCTTTCTTCTAGCAATTCTGGAAGCGCAGTCACGTTTTCTGGTACGGTCAACGTTTTTGTTACTTACCCATCCGAGAAAGCGCTGACCGCTAACATTGGACAAGTTGGTTTTTATTCAAATCCACCTTCAACTGGTACATGGCTGGAAACAGGAGCCACCTACAGTAAAGCTTCATATCCTGCTCTGGCTTCGGCGCTGGGGGATATACCAGACATTGGTGAAGCTGTAACAAACCCAGTCTCACGCTTGCCTTACGCAATTACTTTTCCTACAACTGCTTTATATACAGACTTATATGCAACAAATGGAAGCGTAACTGTAATTGCGCACTCAACAGGTATTCTTGTAACAACAGACGGAATAACCTTAAGCCCGGTTCCTACTACGGCACCAAATGCAAACGCTTTTAACAAAGTTATCTATGCAAACTCAAGATTCATTGCCGTAGGAGCACAAGGTTACATTATTTCTTCAACTGATGGCTACACATGGAAACAAATGGGTAGCCCGCAAAATACAACATTACAAGATATAGCTTACTTTAATGGGTATTATATTTGTTCATTCAATGGCAGCGCCCAGCTGTATTTGTCTCAAGACATGATTCAGTGGACGCCGTTTGGCAGCACTTTGCCAGCATCGGCTACAAACGCAGCTTATTCTATTACGAAATTAAAAGTCCTAAATGGCGCGTTATATGTGTTAACCACTAGCGGACTCTACAGGTCTACAACAGGAAATACTTTTACTTGTGTTGCCGGCTGGACTAATTTTGTTTCCGTAAGAGTCTACGACATATATTATTCTGGTAGTTTATACTACACCGCCGGAACCGGAGTTTCTTACACATCTACTGATGGTATAAATTGGACGGGATCGGGTGGAAAACTTCCTTTTTTCTATACTACCATTAGTGCGCCATCATTTAGATGGAATAATATTTACGCCACATCAGGAACAACAACAATTGTTTCTACAGCTGGATCGCTTTGGCGGACAACGGACGGCGCAAACTGGTATTCCTGCGGCATTGCCGCAAGCACAACCGCAGAAATTCGCATAGGTTATGCAAACAGTAGATGGTTTGCATTTATAAATAATATTAACTCGTACTTAACGTTTTCCGTTGACGATGGAGTAACGTGGGTAACAAATGCAATATCCGGCGTAGCATCCGCATTACAGTTTACCAGCATTGCTTATGGCGCAGGTTTGTATGTAATGGTGACAAATGCCGGAACAATTTACAGCTCCCCAGACACGCTTATATGGACTTTAAGACAATCTTCCCCAAACGGTGTTGCATTTACAAAAATTGTGTATGCAAACGGATATTTTGTAGCCATTAACAACGGAAACGGCACAAGTTTTACAGATCAAATTTACACGTCCACCAACGGCACTACTTGGACTGCTGTTGCAGGTATTGCTGCGGCGGTTCAACCATCCGACGTAATTTATGCAAACTCTGTTTGGGTTATTGTTTCTTCTAACGGCGCGGGTAATGGCTTATCTTCCCCAGACGCTATAACTTGGACAAGCAGAAGTCAACAGGGATCACTCGTTCAAGTTGTTTATGCAAACAGTATTTTTGCCGCAGTTGGGGGCGTTGGCGTTGCAACATCTACAGATGGTCTTACATGGACAAGTAACGCTAGCGCTGATTTAATCGGAAACAGCATTGCTTGGACAGGTAGCAAATGGATTGTTCCGGTAACAAGAAGCTCTTCTTCACTTTACACAACAAGCACGACAAACTTTTCAACTTGGACTATTAAATACGACAACCCGCATAATGTTACGCCGTTTGGTGTTGTCAATGTTGGGGCCAATACAATTTTTATTGGTGTCACTGGCAGTATGGTTGTTGAACCTAGCCTTGCGCAACTTGGCTATGGCTCAAGTTTAACTGCCTCAAACTCTAACTCCTCAACGTATACACCATTAACCTCTTCTCGGCTTTTAGCTTATGGAGCTAGTACGTATGTTGCTGCATTTGCAAACAACACATACTACTCATCAGACGCTATAAACTGGACTGCTACAAACTCCCAACCAACCGTAACAATTCCAATGACGGGAAGCCAAAGGGCTATATATTATCTAAACTCTACGTTTTTTATTGTAAGCAATACAAGTCCTTATCTTAACAAGTCTACAGATGGAATTACATGGACTGCGTGCGGTACAAACCTTAATCAAACTAATTATTATGCAATGGCATACGGCGCTGGGACGTATGTTATTGCTGATAGTTCTATTAACCAAATTGCTTATTCGACAAATCCGGGAACTGTAAACTGGACTTTGGTGACGGTAGGTACGGGTGGATTCTATGATGTTACTTACGCCAACAGTTTGTTTGTGGCAGTGGGGACATTGGGAAAAATATTTACATCTCCAGACGGCATTACGTGGACGTCTCGCTTGTCTCTTGGCTCAGGCAACATTCGCAGGGTTGCGTATTTAAACAGTTTGTTCATTGCAATGATTGATGGTGGTTCGTTTTATACATCGACAGACGGACTTACTTGGACAAACAGGGCAAGTAATACAACCGGTAACCCATACGATATTACGTATGCTGCTGGTATTTATGTTGCCGTTGGCTCTAGTGATGACGTTGTTACTTCAACAGACGGGTTTACGTGGACAAGTCGTAGACAAGCTTTAATTGCAACTACTGGCACTCAATTCCCTAGCCTCACTTTTTATAATATTGTTTGGACTGGAACGTATTTTGTAATTAAAGCTAGCGCTGTTACTTATACATCTCCAGACGGTATAACTTGGACACCCCGAACATCCCTGTTTAATTCCGGTGGCAGAAGTTTGACCTATAACAACGGCAAGTTGATAGCGTTTAATAACAGTTTTTATCAAACTTCATCGGATAGCGGAGTTACTTGGACAAAATGGAATAACTACCTTGCATACCCTTTTGGGCAGGCTTACAAAATTGCATCAAATGGTTCTGGCACTTATGTGGCAGTAGGCACGGGATTGGTAAACTTTTCTACTTTTTCCACATCTACAGATTTAATGACATGGACTCCAACGCAGGGGTCTTACTACTTGCCAGCTGCCAATGCGCAGGATATAGCATGGGATAGTGTTGGTTCACAATTTGTTGTACCCGCTAACGGCAGCGGAGCGCCCGGCTTGTATTTCACATCAAGTGATGGATTTAGTTGGACGCCTAAATTGGACCAACTACTTACAACCCTAAACACAGTCGCCCCAATAAATAATAAAATCATTGCATTGACAAGCAACGGAGCAGCTATTATTGCTGGCGCATCTAGACAAAGCTTGACTGGCACTTTTACGATTACTAATTATTACTCTATTCAAAACGTCCAAACAGGAAACGTTACACCGCCTGTTTTGTACTCTGGTGGAGTTTATGTTACATATGGATCGTCAAACATGATTATGTCGTCAACTGATGGTATAACTTGGACGCCAAGAGTTAATTTTTTAACAAACTCTAGCTATAACTATCAAGCTGGTTGTGTTGCAAACGGAATATTTTTTGTTTTAAATTCTAATGGTTTGATGGCGTATTCGTCAGATGGAACAACTTGGTATTGCAATTATCAAAATGGATTAACGCAAGTAAAAACAAAAGTTGCTTATGGCGCTGGTGTTTACGTAACGGTTGGAGTAAACGGAATCTATACAGCTTCTGATTTGGTTAATTGGACAAATACTTCAGCTGTTTCTTTTGTTGATGTTATATACGAAGCTTCTGTGTCTTTATTTGTGGCCGTTGGTGCTAGCGGATCAATATATACATCTCCAGACGGTACAACTTGGACAACAAGGACTGGCGGTGCAGGAAACTTTATTAAAATTTATTTTGCAAACAGCGTTTTTATTGCACTTAGTTCGACAGGCATGTTTTATTCCTCAAACGGAACTTCGTGGACTGCCGCAATTTGGTCATACAGCGGAGCAGCACTAAGCATAAATGCAAGAGATGTTATTTACGCAAACAGTCTTTTTGTTGCTGTTTCAACTTCAAATTCTATTTACACCTCTTCAAATGGTTCAACTTGGACCCTTGCAAATCTTACAACAAGCGGATACGTTACTTTTTTTGCAGGCACTATATCGTTTGGCGCAAGTAAATTTGTTATTTCTGCTGGTCCCTCCGGTGGTGGTGGAGCCACATACTTATATTCAACAGACGGAGTTAATTGGTCTCAATATGTTGGTCCGGGGACTGACGGAACTACATCTATAACTGCTGGGGCGTATGCTGGAAATAAATTTTTTCTTACTGGTAGTGGATTACTTGCCTACAGTACAGACGGCATAAATTTTTCGCATTCAACTGTAATAACGCCGGTAGCAACTTCAAACACTCGTACATACAAGTTAAATAATAAATATTTTGCTTGTACAAATGGTGGACTTTTTTATTCTTCTGATGGCTTAAGTTGGTCTTGGATGGATAAGGCATTTACCCTAATGCGAAGTGTAGCTTACGACGGAACATATTACTATGCCGTAACCACCGGGGTTAGTACTTCGTCGGCATCCACTGTTTTTCGTTCGGCAGATGGTGCAACATGGTCAAAACTATCGACTTTGTTTCTTTCCTATCCAGCCACTTCATATCCTTTGAATAATCAATTGGGCGCTACTACTTACCCTACTGCTATTGTGGTTGCATCTGACTTGGTTTTTACTTCATCTAAACTTGTCATACTTTCAACGGGGGGTTCGCCAACTGGAGCCGGCGATATTGGCTATGAAGTAATGTTCAATTCTTCTGATGGAATAACTTGGAGTCCTGTGGCAGTTCCTAGCCTTGGTGGCACGCCAAGCTTGTCGCTACTAACCACCGATGGGTCAACATTGGTGTGGGGCGCAACTAACATGAACGGAGCCACTTGGAAATCGACAGATGCTGGAGGCACATGGTCCCTTGTCGCCAACGACGCATCTGTAACTTGGAATTACTCTGGCGGAGTTTGGGCATCTTCAACTGGTTTTACTTCGACAGATTTGTCTAACTGGCAGACTGCGCATCCAGCAATTGCATCCAACACTTACGTTTCTGGTAACTACATGGTTGGTGTCAGCAATGCTGGCGTTGCATATAAACACAAAAAAGGTGGGGCGTATACATTTAAGCCATTTAAATCACTAAACCCAGTTTCTACCGTTTATAAACCTATGGTTGTGCGCGGAAGTACGTACATGATTCCAACATCCCCAAGCGGAAATTGGGCGCCTTATTTGTTTTTAGAAGGTTCAATTTACAGTTACAACAACACAACAACATTCTATGTTCCGCCTGTACCTAGCGAAACAGGACAACAAGCCTACATTTACGCGGGGCCATAATGCTTGGCGTAGCCGCTTTTGCTGAAGTAGCGTTTGCCGCCCTGCCGGTAACTAGCATTGGCCCGGTACCAATTTATCTTTCTATCACAGAAAATTTTTCTTCGGATACGGTTTTATCACTTATAACAACGTTTAATTCCGGAATTACAGAAAATTTATCTGCAGCGGATGCAGAATTAATTTCGGCGCAAATGCTGTTTTCAATTGCAGAAAATACAAACTTTGCAGATGTTGAGTCTCTGTCAACCCAATTTGTATCATCTATTTTTGAAAACATTGATGTTGCAGATAACCAAGGCATAACGGCGCAGTTTGCCGCAGCACTTACTGAAAACATGACGGCAGACACTGTGCTGTCTTTTATCCGAGTGTTTACGGATTCTATTACGGAGAATTTAACATCAGCCGAATCAGAAGCTATTGCCGCGCAGTTTATTGCAGCAGTTTCAGAAAATATAAACATAGCAGAGTCTGAATCTATAACGGCTCAATTTGTTTCTTCTATTTCGGAAGCAATAATTTCTAACGATGTGGAAACTATCTCGGCCCAATTTGCTACGGTTATAACTGAAGACGTTGCAATGAACACCGCTTTTGTTTGGAGCTGGATTTTAGCAATTACGGAAAACGTTACATCTGCGGACACTAGCACTGTCCTTGCTCAGTTTGTAACCAGCGCAATAGAAAATATTAACTCCGCAGACTCTAGTACTCAAGTATCAGCGTTCTTACAGTCAATTGCCGAAAACCTTAATTTGGCAGACAACACAGTTGTCACGGGTTGGATCAAAATTATTGATGCCCAAACAGCAAACTGGACTTCTATAAACAATTTGCAAACATCTAACTGGAACACTATAAATAATTTAGAAGTAGCAAACTGGGCGCTTATTAATGATCTTCCAACAACAACTATGGCGCCGTATCCAATTCCATATTGGTACAACTCAGCTACTAATGGCACGATAACTCTTGTAGTTGGTGTTGGCACTGATTTGTATGGTTATATAGCGCGTAACACCGGCGATCCAAACTGGAGCGTATATGCGGCTTCTGATGTAGTAAACATTGTTGTATGGTCTAACGGTAAGTTTTACATATCTCGCGCAACCACTACTCCCTACCTTGCCTCAAGCACTGATGGTCTAACTTGGACGCAGTTAACAACTCCTGTATCTTTACCAGTGCAAGCTGTGTGCAGCTCAAGTATTGGGCTTCTTGCTATTGCCGGTAGTTTGCCGTACATGAGTTATGACAACGGTGCAACTTGGACTGCTGGTGCGGCGACTAGCTTGTTATCTCCACAGACAATCATTTGGGATGGTGCAAAATTTATTTTGGCGGGTCGAAACATTTACACCAGTACGGATGGCTTAAACTGGACTTCACGACTTAACCCCGGCACTCAAGTTGACAGGCGTTTTAAGTTGGCTTGGAGCGGTTCTCTTTTTGTAACTACTTTTGCTGACCCTCTTAACAACCTTATACCATATAGAAGTTACACAAGTCCCGATGGTATTACGTGGACAAACGTAACATCCACGTACGGACGATCTTTTAACGCCGTGTCCTATGCAAATGGGCAGTTTATTTTTGTGGCGTACTCAGGGACGCAATCTGCCTACTACACAAGTGTTACAGGAACCACCACACCAGTACTTCAAGGGACAATTGTGGGATACAGAAATCAAGTGTATCAACAGACGTACACTGTTTCGTATACAGGGTCAAATTATGTGCTGCCCGGTTATCAGACAACTCTTACTAATTATTTTTTCTACACTTCAACAAATTTATCGACTTTTAACAATCCAAGTTTTTTAGCGCCACCTTGGTCTACGATAAGTAACAACCAGACGGTAACGTGGCAAAATACAAACAACTTACAGTAGAGGTAAACCATGTCAAGTACATATTCAACCAACCTTGCCATCGAACTGATGGGCGCGGGCGACCAAGCGGGTAACTGGGGGTCAACCACCAACACCAACCTTGGCACGCTGATTGAGCAAGCTATTTCTGGCTATGTAACTCAAGCCGTTGCCACGGGAACCGACACGACCATCACCATCCCAAACGGTGCGACTGGCGTTGCGCGGAATATGTTTTTAGAGTTGACCGGTACAGGCGGGGCAAGCACTAACCTAATTGTCCCAGCCAACAAAAAGCTGTACTTCATCTATAACAACTCTACTGGCGCGGTCACAGTCAAAGTATCTGGTCAGACGGGCGTGTCAGTCCCAGCCACAGCAAAAATAGCACTTGTGTCAAACGGCACGGACATTGTGACGGCTGAAAACTACATGACAGGCGCTACTTTTCCAAGCCCAACATTGACAGGCACACCTATTGCACCCACCGCCGCAGTAGGCACAAACACAACGCAGATAGCAACAACAGCATTTGTTCAAGCAGCAGGCCTGACAGGAGAAATTAAAATGTGGGGTGTATCCTCCGCGCCTACTGGCTATTTGCTGTGTAATGGCGCGGCAGTTTCTCGTACAACCTATGCCGCGCTGTTTGCCGTATATGGCACGACCTTTGGTTCGGGCGATGGCTCAACCACATTTAACGTCCCTAACTTTACCAACCGTATGCCTATTGGTGCGGGGGGTACATACTCCCTAGCGGCTACTGGTGGTTCTGCGACTACAACGCTTGTAGAAGCAAACGTACCAAGCCACACCCATACGTTCAGTGCAACGACCGGCAACAACAACTCGTCTCTAAGCCACACGCATAATATTCTTGGTTCTAGTGGATACCACTATGTTGCGGACGGCGGACAAAATAACGGTGGCAATGCGTCCAACCCATTTTCTCTGGGAAGCGCAGACTACGGAACGTATGTCACAGCCAGCGGAGATTTAGTCCACACCCACAACGTGTCTGGCACAACTGGTACAGGCTCTGGTTCTGGCACTGCAGCAACCACGATTTCGCCTTACCTCGGCATCTACTACATCATCAAGACCTAAGATGTGGACCCGTTCACTCTCCTCATGGCAGCCCAAACTGCCGTTGGCTTTATCAAGCAGGGGTGCGCTCTTCTGCATGAAGGCCGCATGGAGCTTGAGGGCGCTAAGAAAACGGCAGAGCAGGTCATTGGAGATGTCAAGGCAATCAAAGGAATTTTTGATTGGTTCATTGGTCTATTTGTTAGTAAACCAGCCAAGGACAAGCCAGCCGAAATCAAGCCTGTGGCGAAAGCGAAAGCCAAAGCCACAACCAAACAGCAACAGTCTTACGAGGAACTTGAACTCAAACTTATCAAAGAGATTGGTGAGAACCTCGGAGTCCTCTTTGACACGCAACAACAAATCACAAACCATTACCTTGAACTAGAGGAGACTTCTAAGACCAACTACGACCCATCCCAAAACACTAGCAAAAAGGCTATTGAGCGTGCGCTGATTGAGTTGCAGTTAGAGAAGTTGATGGAGCAGGTGCGTGAGGCTATGGTCTACGCGCCAGCAGAGTTGAAAGATTTGTATAGCCGGTTTCTCAAGATGCACGCCAAGATAGAACAAGAACAAGCGTGGGCAAGGTCAGAGTTGATTCGTAGGAACAGGCTGGCTCGGTGGAGACGAGAACAGGACGAGATTCAGTTAATTGAAATAACAAGTGGGGTGATTGCCGTGATGTTTATATCAATGTTTTTTGGATGGATGATGTGGGCACTACGAAACTTGTCTGGTGGATTTTGATAGGGGTTGCAATATGTATTGTTGTAGGAGTTACTTCAATGGCATACGTAGAAACCCTATACATGAAGGCGCAGCTCAAACAGGAAATAAAAGAGCTACGTAAGTTAAAACGTGAACTAAAGGAATCAAAATGATGACACTATTCTCAACCCTACTGTCTTTCCTGATGGGCGGGCTACCAAAACTGATGGACTTCTTGCAAGACCGTGCAGACAAGAAGCATGAACTAGCCTTGGCGCAAATGCAGACTGAGCGTGAGTTGACTTTGAAGAAGGCTGGCCTAGAAGCCCAAGAGCGCATTGAACATATCCAGACAGAGCAGGTGCAAATCAACGCTGAAGTCACCAATAACCAAACTGCTATGCAAGAGCGTCAAGCCCTGTATGCCCACGACATTGCTATTG